AGCAGGAAAATGTATTCGTGTGCTTTAGTGCATCTGTCTTTTACAGATTCAGGCATCGGATTTGGCTTATGCCAAATAATGTCCTGCCGTAGATACCATCCGTCTGCCCTTAGGGCAAAAGCAAGCATCCAAGGGATGCCAATTAGATCTTTAGGTTTCATCCCCTGTGGCACAATTTTACTATGTTTATGTTCCAGATGGTGGTGTTCCTGATTGAGTGATTTGCTTGGTCCTTTCCCAGAACCTGCATAACTGTCACCTATGTTTAACCAGAGAGTGCCATCATCCGTGAGACAATCACGTACTGTTGAGAATACCCCTACAAGGTTATCTATGTATTCTTCTGGTGTTTCTTCTAAACCGATCTGCTTATCCTCACCACCATAATCTCGTAACCCATAATAAGGAGGAGATGTGACACACATCCTTGCTTTCTCATCGAACTGAAGAAGGGTTTCCTTGCAATCCCCGAATAGTATCTGGTTTCTCATTTCATCTCCACGCCCTGTTTATTGAGACAGCGCCTCGATGGATACCAGTGGGATAAGCCTCCCCATCTTTCATTCTTATTCTGGTTATAGAAGAGCCAACTAGCTACTGCGACCTGTGCGGTAGGATCATAAATACTTCTTCCACCGAAACCAGCCAATTTACTGCGCTCGGACCACCATTTGGGGAGGTGCTGGAACCAACCTGTGGCTCCGCTCTTAGGGTTGACCGCTATCGAATAGGTGTCGTTGGGATCAGCGGATGACTCACAAAAGGCTACGGCTAGGAAAGTATCCTGATCTTCTGGAGCAAAGAAACTTGACACAAGTTCGTCAAGTGTGGCACAACCGCCTACGTTAACTAGAGAAAGAACTAATGCTACTCTCGCCATGTCTTTCTTTTCCTCCTCATAGAACGAAGAACGTCAGGATGAAAAGAATTGATAGGTTCTCTATCGAAATTTCTCATCACTTCATTTATTCGTCTATCTGAAACCCAAATACTCATAACTTTCACTATAAGTATAAAAAGTATTATTCCCAAACCTAAAAGAATATATTGTTCAGACATTTTGCCCCCTATGGATAATTTAACACAAGTTCTGCAATGCGACCTGTATCTGGATGCCATTTATGTTTAACACCGTCTGGATGTATGCCTCCTCCAGTTCGAGTCTTTAAGAACTGAAGCCTAATATCATTTTCTAAGAGCATCCTAGTTTCTTGAGATACGTCAGGAGACAAACTCGGCTTATACATTCCCAAAACATAATCTGCTGATTCCTCACCACCGAATTTACCATCTGTTAAATCGAGAGGTTTGTGACCAGCGTTCTGTTCTCCTCGTTTAACTTGGTGGAGAACACAGAGAGCAACATCATGCTCCCTTGCGAAAACTTTCAAAGCCCTACCAAGGCTCTGTACATTGTCCATCTGATTAGTGCCATAGTTGCGGATCAATTCTAGGTAATCAACTAAGATCAAACGAGGACTTACCCCCATCTTTGTTTTATATTCCTCTATCTTGTCGGACATATCACCTAACCCCAAGTCGGGTTCATCGGCAATCATTAGAAGAGGGAAATCTGAGGTCGTGGATTCCACGGCAGAGGACTCTCCGTGTTCTCGCATTGATTCCTCTATAGCGGTTGTGGGCGTGTTTGTATATGCAGAAGAAATACGTTCAAGGATGTAACGTCCGTGCATCTCTAAAGAAAAAATTATTGTAGGAACTTCTGGGACATTCACCGCCCAATTAACGAGCCACCATGTTTTACCTACACCTGTTCTGGCTAACAGGATCATCACCTGTCCGGGAGCTATGCCCCCAGATGTCAGATCATCGAAAAAACTATAACCAGTGGGGACTCGGACAATATCCGAAGTCGCCCACTGGTATAGTTCACCCTTGACCTCTTGAAGGTCTCTCAACACTTAGGGTTTAATTTTACCGTCAGCTACTAAAGACGCATATTCGTTAGCGAATCCTGCTTCAATAAACGCCCATTCTGGAGCATGTTTTCCAAACTTGCTGTCAAACAACCAGATTGCCAACTTGTACCCATTAACTTCAAAACTCTTATGGGATAGATCTGGCTTTGTACCACCATGAACCGAACCTTCACCAGAGGTGAATACAGTCCAGTCGTCAGGATTATGAAAAAAAGCATCTTCACATTTCTGAACCATAGTGCTTTTACCATGAAGTGGTTTTGGAGCGCCGGGGGTATGACCTGATCCTGTCTTGACTGGCACAGGAATATCATCTTGGTCTACTATCACTGGTGCTTCACCACTGGGAGGAGTGAAAGCCTCTATGACCTTATCCTCCGCTTCTTGCTGTGACAGTTGAGGAGGGGTGGAGGGATTCCCTACCTCCTCACCTGCCACATCAAGGATGGTAGAATGAATAAGTTCTACGGCGGCGGCAAAGTCGCCACTGTTAAGAACAGATGCACCCTTTCCTTGAAAAAGCTCACCAGCAACTTTCGATGCTGTCTGAGCAACTATTAAATTGTCTTTACTCATACTTTCTCCTTGTGTTGAGTACGTCCAAATGGACACCTTACCCAGTGATCGCAATATGCCTCACTGCAAAGGAATGATTCCGTGTTAGGGAAAAATGGTCCACCCTGATCGACAGCTAACGCCACGAGTTTAGCTGTCTGCATGGTGGCTTCGACTTGTTCTTTATCTCTCTCTTCATAGATACGCCAGAAGGGTTTAACAGGAGGCTTATTACCTCTCACTGGCTTCTTCAAAATCTTATCTATCTCAACAGCGATAACATCGTAAACAAATGTAATCTCGGCATCTGGATTTCCGAGCATCTGTCTAACAGCGTTAATGTAATAACTTGCTTGTGGAGTTTTATGTGCAGAGAACTTGTCACTACGAGGAGGCTTCTTGGTTGTCTTGTGATCCACGATGTATATATTGCCGTAGTTGTCTCGTAAATTCAAATCCATTGTCCCACCAAGCTCCCAGTTGGGGACACCTGACTCCCAGTCAAGTTTGAAAGTATGCTCGACTGCTAACACTTCATAGTTTTCATCCCAGTAACATTCTTCTTTGAAGTAGTATTCAAGCATTCTATTTATGAATGCGATTGACACAAACTTGTCAAGTATTACTTCATCCTCTGAAGCAGTTTTAGGTTGATATATCCAGTTAAAATCTTCTGTTATTTCTAATTCATGCTTAAAGGCTTCTGTGGCACACTCTTGAAACTCATCAAGCATGTGCAAGAGGTGGACATCGCCAGTCTCTTTTCGTATGTTGTAGTAAAGTTCCAGACCAGCATGAAAGCCTGTACCTATCGCCCTAGAGACACCATTACCGTATGGAATGTTTGGATCTATCGCATACTTCAGTTTCTGACCGCACTGCATAGCTGTGCTTATCAACGACTGTCTCATTAAATTTTTGTTCAAATGTTCGCTCCAGATCTGTTAATTCTAATCAAGTATCTCACCTGATGAATAGTAGCAGTAGTCTGTGACACTATTTCTGGAACGGTGAGCCCAGCACGGTATCTGAGGAGGATTGCCTGCTTAGTGACAGGGCTTAAAGGTCTTGCCCTACCTCTCTTAGGGTTAGGGATTAGTCCAAATTTATCGTGGACTCTGTATATCCATGTACGTGACCATCCCCCTATTCGAGAGATTTCCAACACGCTGTAGCCCACCTCATGGAGACCACAGATTTCGTCATAAGAGTTTGGTGGTTCTGGAGCTTGTATCTGCATATCTACCTAGTATACAATAACTAGGTGATAAGGTGTGCAATACCCATGATTGAAGATACTTACTCGGTCTCAGCAATAGAATCTTCTAGTACCCATGATTGGATACTCAACAAGCATTACGCTAAACGTCTACCCAGTATTTCTTTTGCCTATGGTTTGTTTGAGGACACCGTTCTGGTGGGGATCTGCACAATAGGTAAACCAGCATCTCCATCGTTGTGTAAAGGTGTGTGTGGCGAAGAGAACTCTAAGTTCGTTTATGAACTGAACAGGCTTTGTGTGAATGATGGTCTGCCTAAAAATACTTTATCTTTTTTCGTGGGTAAAGTCTTGTCGTTATTACCTCCTCTGATCTTGGTCAGCTACGCTGACTCGGCACAAAACCATCATGGTTACATTTATCAGGCTACTAATTGGATTTACACAGGTGCTACTAAGGCACGTACTGACATCGGGTCAGAAGATGGCACTCACAGTAGGCATTACGACAAAGGGTTGGATTACTCCAAGAACAGAAAGTTCCGTAGCAGTAAATACAGATATGTTTATTTCACTGGCACTAAAGACCAGCGTAAAAAATGGAGGAAGCAGTTAAATTATCCTGTTGAGGCTTATCCTAAAGGAGACAATAAGCGCTATAACGCTTCTTACGAACCTGATGTTCAGTCTGTTTTATTTAAGTGACTCAACAAACGCTACAAAGGTCATAACCTTTTCATTGGCAACACCATCAGCTTCACCGAGATGAGGCATGAAGAAATGTTGAACAGCTTTCAGTCTGGCTTCAGTTTCTAAACCGAATATACCATCCTCTTTCTGCTGTAAAAATTTTTGCAAACGAGCGACATCAGTTCCTGTGTCTCCAATTCGCAGTTCAAGTTTATTCCTCATTTTTTCCAACACGGCACTATTAGGTTCAAGTCCTCCCTCTAGGATGACGTTCCTTAAAATTTTGCCGGGGCAGGATGTATTCTTTACAGCAGAGTGTGGGATTATCTCACCATGTCCCCACCTGTCACGAGACAACTGGACAGCTTCCTGTAATCCCTCTATCAGTTCAGGTGTAGTGTCTTGGTCTCCTATTAAGGCACAGATAGCGACATACCTACGGTTCATTGTTAATGAACCCTGAGCGCCATTCTCTGTTTCTAATCCTCGTAGTTCCCACACTTCACCATTCAAATCAACAGCTAGGTTGTAGGCTATGTCCCACCACCCATGAGTATTCATGTGTCCTCGTTGTATAGAACGAAGCAAATCTATAGTATTCCTGTCTTGGTTTACTTTGAAGCCTGCATAGTGAATACAAACGCCTTGTACTCGACTACTTTTTAATGGTCTGCTTTTTTTAGGAGGTATTGCTCCCCAACTATTTCTACTGTGCATCATCTACCTACCCTTCGATAGTGTCCGATCAACGCACTTCAACTGCACACATTGACCACCGATGTTTGGTCAACGCACTTCAACTGCAGGGATCGACCACCTTGACCAGCTTGAAAAAAATAAAATTAAAATTGACAGGCAACTGTCAAAAAAGACAAAAAAAAGAACCCTTCCGCTACGAGGAGGAACAAGTAACGGAAGGGCTCGATCTATATAGTTTACCCGATCTAGAGGTAGGTTTCAGACTACACGAATGTGTCTTGCTCTGCAAGTTCTGGCTTAATTGATCTAGCGCCATTGATAAACGCTTTGACCTCTCCTGTGTTCAGGTAATAGCTGGCTCGTTCGTTTATTTGAACGAACCACCTGTTACGACCATCTTCACGGTTTGTATTAGGCTCGTTGAAGAACTCTTGAATGTAACCATCTCGCTTCATTACTTCTAAAGCGCTATGTATTCGTGATGTTTGAGTCATTGAATTTCCTCCCTATTCGTCAGGCTTGGGTTCGGAAAGTTGTCTGGCTCTTCTGACAGCATCCTCCTTTTTGTAATACACCTCACCGATGTCAATACCTAAATTATTGAGTATCCGATACTCTGGGAGCATAGAAGAGCTACTCAGGTAGATGATATTCTTTTTGACTGTGTGAGTCTGTGCTGTGGTCGTCATGTACAAATCACTCCATCTAGAGAACAGGTGTAGTCCTTGTCTAGCGTACCAGCTATTCCTAAGACAGCTAAGGCAACTATCAAAAATAACACAATTCTCCAATTAGTGATTAACCATGACACTGGTTTAATCAAAATTGATTTACCTCCTCTTTTTTATATGTTGACACACTCGTGTCAATCGTCCCCTCCGAGGAATCGAACCTCGGCTTAAACCGTTAGGGGTATCCATTTTATTGAATGGGATTAAGTCTGAAATTTACAAGCTCGATCTGATGACCAACTAAACAAGGAACAAGTTCCTCAGAAATAAGACCACAACCGTCATATAACCATTCAATAGCTAACTGATCACGGTCTTTTTCTGACAAAGCACTGTCTAAGTGTTCAGAATCATTTGTGTCAAACGTGACTTCAAAAGTGGCTCTAATTTTGTATTTCATTGTTCAATATCCCAGTCCCACTCATCACGATTGATAAAGCGGAAGATTTCTTCACTTGCCATTGTTGTACCACCTCGCCCGTCATTCATTCCACAACCTCTTTCGGGTTCTTGAATGTGAACATAATCTTCAACATCATACGAATATGCAACGTCACGGTCACAGTCGATACATGGCTGAATACTTTCGATAGTCATGTAGTTAATCTTCATTAGCTCTCCTCAAAATATGAGGCAAGCACCTGTTCAAAATCTTGAACCGCCTCTGTGATGTCTGATCCTAAAGTTGGATCAAAACCATCTTTTAGCGTTACTGTTATTGTTATTTTATCAGTTTTTGGATTGTAAGCTTCATTCATTTGACT